AAGGATGATATGGATATTCCAGTCACCTTCCAGTTAAGAACGATGCAGAATGGATTCCCAACACAAAGAATCATTCCATTCTCAGAAATTACTTTAGATCCAGCAGATGTTCAAACCTCTGCAGATGGTTCAGTAGCAACTACATTCAATTTTGATGCTCCTGTTTATCTCGAAGGTGGCAAAGAGTATTGCATCTGCCTTGCATCAAACTCAACCAAATATAGTGTTTATATTTCAAGAATTGGTGAAAATGATCTCTTAACTCAGACATTTATTTCTAATCAACCATATCTTGGGTCTCTATTTAAGTCTCAAAATGCTTCTACTTGGGAAGCAAGTCAGTGGGAGGATCTCAAGTTTACTCTGTATAGAGCAGACTTCTTAACTTCAGGAACTGTTGAATTCTACAGTCCAGAACTCACTGAAGGAAATAAACAGATTCCAACACTGATGCCAAACTCTGTTAGTCTCATTTCAAACAAAGTTAGAGTTGGTCTTGGGTCAACTGTTATTGATTCTGGACTAACTTTAGGTAACACTGTTCTTCAACAAGGAACCAATGCAACAGCAAATTATGTTGGTTCTGCCGGAAGTGCAACAGGTACACTAAATGTAATTAATGCTGGTATTGGATACACTCCATCTAGTGGAGCATTAACTATTAATAATATTAATCTAGTAACGGTTACTGGTAGCGGTAAAAATGCAACTGCGAATGTAACAGTGTCTGGTGGGGTTGCAATCGCTGCAACTGTTGTTAGTGGTGGTGTTGGTTATCAAGTTGGTGATGTTGTTGGAATCAGCACCTTTGGCTCAATCGCAGTCGGTAGAAATGCACAATTTAGTGTAGGCATACTCACTGGAGTTAATCAACTTATACTTGATAATGTACAAGGTGATTTTGTAGTTGGTTCTGCAAAGACTGTCCAGTACACTAACAGTTTAGGAGTAACGACTACACTCAATGCATCAACTGGTGGAGGAGTGTTCATTAATTCTATCGAGACAATCAGTGATGGATTACATATCAAAGTAAATCATCAAAACCACGGTATGTATTCAGATGAAAATTATGTGACTTTATCTAATATCCAATCAGATATTAATCCAACAAAACTAAGTATTGCATATAATTCAAATTCAACTGGAGCGATTAGTGTTGATAGTGCAACCAATTTCTCAACCTTTGAAAATGTTGGTGTCGGAACAACAAATCCTGGTTACATTTTAATTGGCGATGAAGTCATTGAATACACTTCAGTTTCTGGAAATCTGATCGGAGGCAACATTTCTAGAGGAGCAAGTTCAAAGAATTATCCTGTAGGAACACCAGTTTACAAATATGAACTTGGTGGAGTTTCTCTCAGAAGAATTAATAAGACTCATTATCTGGGTGATGTGACCGTTTCTAATCCAATAACCTTTGATTCTTATCACGTAAAACTTGATATGGGATCAAGTGGAATTGGAAGAACTTCTGATGTGGGTTATCCAAAACTTTATATCAACCAAACAAAATCTGTTGGTGGATATGATGTCAAGGCTACACAAAATATGCCTTATGAAATCATTACACCAATCGTACAAAACCTAACCGTAAGAGGAACTTCATTAAGTGCCTCTCTCAGATCAGTTACTGGTTCAAGCATCAGTGGAAATGAAATTCCATTCATCGATAATGGATTTGAAAATATAAATGTTAATAAACCAAATTACTTGGATAGTGCAAGGATTATTTGTTCTAAGATCAATGAAAATGTAAAATTAACGACCTTACCTGGTAATAAATCAATGAATCTCAGATTACAACTTGATACCATAGATTCAAGACTTACTCCAGTTGTTGATACGCAAAGAGTCAGCACAATTTTAACTTCAAATAGAGTTAATAGTGTAATCTCTAATTATGCAACCGATTCAAGGGTCAATACGATTGATCAAGATCCATCCGCTTTCCAATATATTTCTAAGGAAATTAATTTGGAAAATGGCGCAAGTTCAATCAAGATTCTATTAAACTCTCACATTAATCAATACTGTGATATTAGAGCGTTCTATGCAATCAGTGAAAAATCAAACTTTAATCCTGTCTTTGTTCCTTTCCCTGGTTATACTAATCTGAACACTAAGAATGAAGTCATAAGTTTTGAAAATAGTGATGGACGTTCAGATACTTTCGTACCTCCTACGCAATCCTTAGGTTTTGAATCATCTGACATTGAATTCAAAGAGTATTCTTTCACTATTGATAAACTTCCTTCCTTCAAGTCATACAGAATCAAACTTGTTCTGACATCAACCAATCAGGTTTATGTTCCAAGAATTAAAGATCTAAGAGTTATTGCTTTAGCGTGATATGACTTACTTGAAAGTTGATGGGTACACGCACCTAATGCGTGATGGAAACACCAATTCAATTGTTAATACAAATATGTCTGAATATCAAGAGTATGTTTCAAGAAGAAATGCTAAGAATGAAGAGAATCAAAAGGTACAGAATATAGAAGAGGATCTTGCTAGTATGAAAGGTGATATTGATGAAATTAAGATGTTACTTAGGAGTTTAATCAATGGATCCAAATAAAATTGAATTAGAAGATCTATCAAAGAGTTTTGAATATATGAAGGCTTGTATTGAAATTGATTCGATTGAAGACATCGATCAAATTAAAAATATTGCAAAGGCATATATGAAGTTATACCTTAAGCAACAAGAGGTATTGAAGGACCTCTTAAAGGTCAAACCATAAATATTTAAAAAGTAGAAAATAATGGCGCAACCATCTACTCGTCAAGAACTAATCGATTACTGCAAGCGAAAACTGGGAGCGCCAGTTTTAGAAATCAACGTTGCAGATGAACAGATTGATGATCTGGTAGATGATGCCGTTCAGTTCTTCCAAGAAAGGCATTTTGATGGTGTTTATCCTGCATTTTATAAGTATCAGATAACTCAGGCTGATATTGATAGAGGAAGATCAAGAGGAAATAATACCGCCGTAGGAATAGCAACTACAACTGCTACGGCAAACATTGTAGGAACAGCAACCACTTTTACTTACGAAGAAAATAGCAATTATCTTCAAGTTCCACCAAATGTAATTGGAGTTACTAAATTATTCTTGTTTGATGGTGCAAACACTATCACTCACAATATGTTCAGTGTTAAGTATCAGTTATTTTTAAACGATGTTTACTACTGGGGTGCCACAGAACTTCTAAGTTATGCAATGGTCAAGACTTATTTGGAAGATCTCGATTTCCTATTAACAACACAAAAACAAATTCGTTTCAATAAAAGACAAGATAGACTTTATTTGGACATTGATTGGGGATCAATGAGTGTAGGTCAATATGTTATCATCGATTGTTATGCAACATTAAATCCAAATGATTATCCCAGAGTTTGGAACGACTCTTTCTTAAAACCATATTTAACTTCATTGATCAAACGCCAATGGGGACAGAATATGATGAAATTTACTGGAGTTAAGTTGCCAGGTGGAGTTGAATTAAATGGTAGACAAATGTATGACGATGCCCAAAGAGAGATTGATATTTTAATGGAGAAAATGTCTAATACTTATGAACTTCCACCTTTCGATATGATAGGATGATCAAATGCTTAATCCATTCTTTTTACAAGGGTCTGCTGGAGAGCAAGGATTAATACAAGATCTTATTAATGAACAACTCCGTATGTATGGAGTTGATATCCATTATCTTCCAAGAAAATACCTCACAGAAAAAACAGTTATAAGAGAGGTTATAGAATCTGCATTCGATGATGCATATCCTTTAGAGGCTTACATTGAAAATTATGAAGGATATGGTGACAATACAACTATTCTTTCTAAATTTGGAATTCAGGCACTTAATGAATTAACAATTACAGTGTCTAGAGAACGATTTGAATCATACATTGTTCCTCTCATAAAGAATAAACCAAATATCAAACTAGGAACAAGACCAAGAGAAGGTGATTTAATTTATTTTCCTCTTGGAGATCGATTATTTGAAGTAAAATTTGTAGAGCACGAACAACCATTTTATCAATTACAAAAAACTTATGTTTATACTCTGAAGTGTGAACTCTTTAGATATGAAGATGAAGTTATTGATACCAGTGTTGATGAAATTGATGATAATATTATAGGCGGTGGAGATACAACTGGCGGTATTGGTGGCGGAGTTGCCGTAACTCAAATACTTACAATGATTGGTGCAGGAACAACTGCAACAGCAACCACAACTTTAGCAAATGGAGCAATTCGTTATATTACGCTTACAAATCGTGGTGGCGGATATTCTAGTATTCCTACGGTTGGAATATCTTCCGCTCCTGCAGGAGGAGTTACTGGAATTGCTACAGCAGTTATGGTTGGTGGAGTTGTTGTATGTACAGATAACGTAAATCCACAAAACAAATCTGTTCAAAATGTTTATTTGGTAAATCCAGGTTCTGGATATACTGTAGCGCCAGGAGTTCGTTTTATTGGTGGAGGAGGATCTGGTGCAGCAGCAACGGCGGTAATTGGGAATGGTTTGATTGGTCCAATTACAGTCACTAATGCAGGATCTGGTTACACAACAGCACCAGTCATTACATTTACAGGTGCAGCGACTGTTTCAGCTGCTGCTACAGCAGTCGTCAGTGCAGCGGGAACAATCACGGCAATTAATATCATAAACTCTGGACTTGGATATGCATCGACACCAACAATAACAATTTCTGCCCCATCCTTTGTTGGTGTTGGAACTTATCAGTATAACGAAGTGATTACAGGAAGTTCTAGTGGAGTAACTGCAAGAGTAAGATCTTGGAACTCTGCGACTAGCACTCTTGAAGTTTCTAATGTAACAGGAACATTTACTAGAGGAGAGAATATTGTTGGATCCGCTTCCTCTGCATCGTATACAGTATCATCAATCAACAACTATGACATTAAAGATGCATATGCTGATAACTTAGATATAGAAACTGAAGCGGATAACATTATTGATTTTACTGAAGGCAATCCTTTTGGGATGCCATAAATACAATTTATTAGTTGATTAAATAGTATCACTAGGAACCAATAAAATGTTTGAATATTTTTATAACGAAATTCTAAGAAAAACTGTTATAGCATTTGGATCTTTGTTTAATGATATTAGCATTAAACATACGGATAATTCAAATCAAGTTATTGATGTTATCAAAGTGCCTCTGGCATATGGACCAACACAAAAATTCTTAGCAAGACTTGAACAATCTCCAGATCTCAATAAACCCGTTCAAATTACATTGCCCAGAATGTCGTTTGAATTTACTGGATTAACTTATGATGCATCTAGAAAAGTAACAACAACTCAAACATTTACTGCAGGAACAGCAGAAGATGGGACGATAATCAAAAAAGCATATATGCCCGTTCCTTATAATATGCAATTTGAATTATCAATTATGTCTAAACTAAATGATGATGCATTGCAAATTGTAGAGCAAATTTTACCATATTTTCAACCATCTTATAATCTAACAGTAGAACTTATTGATACAATTAATGAAAAGAGAGATATTCCAGTAGTTTTAGAAAATGTAACTTTTCAAGATGATTACGAAGGTAACTTCACTACAAGAAGAGTTTTAATTTACACTCTAAGATTTACTGCAAAAACTTATCTATTTGGCCCAACTCAGACAGCAACAAAAGATATTATCAAAAAGACTACTATCAGTTATATCACTGGCGATGCTACTTCAACACCAAAACGCGAAGTTGTTTATACATCAGAACCAAGAGCAATCAAAAATTATACTGGTATAGTCTTAACCAATCTCGCTAAGGATATTACAACCGAAGATATTCTCATTGAAGTTAATAATGCATCTTCAATTTCGGTTAACACTTACCTAGATCTTGAAGGAGAAGAGGTCTATGTAAAACTTAAAACTGGTAATGTTTTAACTGTTGATAGAGGTAGAGATGGTACTACTGTTACTTCCCATTTAGCGGGGTCAGCAGTTAAATCGATTACAACTGCAGATAATGCTCTGATCGAAGAAGGAGACGATTTTGGATTTAGTGGATCGACATTATGAAAATGACAAAGAAATTTGATGAATTGAATGACACATTTAATGTTACTGGAGAAATTGTTTCCGCTGATGTTGATACTTCGATTGAAAAAGTAGAAAAAATTGCTTCTACTGTTGATGATGTTAAAAAAGATTATGAATATACCAGAGGTAATTTGTATTCTTTGATTGAAAAAGGTCAAGAAGCAATCAATGGCATTCTTGAACTTGCTCAAGAAAGTGAAATGCCTAGAGCATACGAAGTTGCAGGACAACTTATCAAAAACGTGGCTGATGCAACAGATAAATTAATGGACCTTCAAAAGAAACTTAAAGACATTGAAGAGGAAAAAGTCGGTAAAGGGCCCACTACAGTTAACAATGCACTTTTTGTAGGATCCACTGCAGAACTAGCAAAACTATTAAAGCAACAAACTCAAGATGAAAACGTTTGAACAGTTTCGAGAAGAGTGGACTAATAAATATAAAAAGAGTATTGATTGCTCAAATCCAAAAGGATTTTCTCAACGTGCCCACTGTGCGGGGAGAAAAAAAAGAGCAAAAAGTGAAGAAACTAAATCAAAACCCGTTGAATGAAAACCGCAAAGTTCTCCCACAAAACACCACATCTAAAAGGAAAACAACATCAGTTGGATCCTAATTTAGATCTGAAGCAACTTGTTCATCACTCTGCAATTGAATTTGTAGATCGTGATGCTGATGGAGACGTGGATGTTTTTGATAATCCAAAGAAAAAAATACCAGACGAAAATCCAAAAGATATTAATGTTGGTACTGGATCAAAAAAATTGATTGCCAAGCAAAAGGGAGAAATTAAGCATACCAAAGTTGGTATGGCTTATGAAGAGAAAACAAAAGAAGTTAACGAAGAAGGTCTTCGTGATTGGTTTGGAAAGTCTAAATCAAAAGAAGGCAAATCTGGTTGGGTCAATGTTGTTACTGGTGGAACGTGTGCAAGTGATGAACCTGGAGAGGGAGTACCTAAATGCGTCTCTTCTGCAAAGAGAGCAAGTATGACTCCAGCAGAACGACTTTCGGCAGCAAGAAGAAAAAAAGCAGCAGATCCTGGACAACAACAAAAAACAGGTGCTGCAAAACCGACTTATGTTTCCACAGATTCATCTAAAAAGAAAATGAAAGAAGAAATGGACGTACAAGAAGCAAAAGATAAAAAAAGTAAAGGTAGTGGAACAAAAGATGCTTGTTACCATAAAGTTAAATCACGTTATAGTGTTTGGCCTAGTGCATATGCATCAGGAGCACTTGTAAAATGTCGCAAAGTTGGTGCTGATAATTGGGGAAATAAATCAGAAGCAGTAGAAGAGCAAAGATACTGTCCACTCTGCGATAAAAGAGAGACTAGATCAGAGTGTTCCTATGGTGAGAAAGCGTGGGATAAAGTTTCGGTAAAGGATGAAGAGTATTCAATGGTTAGATCCGAACTTAAAACTATTGTTGATGCAGTAAAAAGACTTCAGATGAAAGTTGGAAAGGGTGAAGGTGATCTTGAAGCGTGGGTCCAATCAAAGATTACTAAAGCAGCAGATTATATTGATACTGCAGCAGACTATGTTAATAGTGGTGAAATGGATGAAATGAAGTGTTGGCCTGGATATAAAAAGAAAGGAACGCAAACTCTCTTTGGTAAGAAATATAACCGCTGCGTAAAAGCAGAAGATGTTACTATTGAAGATGCTGATGGTAATACTTTTGCTGAGGTTGTTGATTTAATTCAACCAGAACCAATTAAAGGATTCAAGTCCCAGATTGGGGAGGCAGTAAGACTTCAAGCAGAAACTGGAAACATCATTTCAATTACTCTTTCTTGGAGAGGAAAGTATCACGGTATACAGATGTTCTTCCCACAAACAAAACTACCAACAAGAAATGAAATTGCAAGTGAAATTGAAAAAGTTTATCCAGGAGCAAAAGTAGTTCACCACTCTGTTTCAGAAATTCAACCAGGGCAACCATTAGTTAGAATTGGATATCAAGGTGGTTCTGCAGCAAGTCCTGGTCCATCAAAAAAATATGTAAAACCATATGGGGAATCAGTTGAACTAGAAGAAGGAGAAGCGTGGCAAAACAAGGAAGGTAAAAATCCCAAAGGTGGTCTCAATGAAAAGGGGCGAAAGTCTTATGAAAGAGCAAATCCCGGAAGTGACCTTAAAGCTCCTTCAAAAAAAGTAGGTAATCCTCGTAGAGCATCATTCTGTGCAAGAATGAGAGGTATGAAAGCAAAACTGACTTCTGCTGAAACTGCAAGAGATCCAGATTCTAGAATCAATAAATCATTAAGAGCTTGGAATTGTTGATATAAAGAGGTTTTGTTATGTCTGATGTTTATCTTGGTAATCCGCTTTTAAAAAAAGCAAATACCCCAATTGAATTTACACAAGAACAAATTCTTGAATTTGTAAAGTGTAAAGACGATCCAGTTTACTTTGCAAATAATTATGTAAAGATTGTTACTCTGGACCACGGACTACAAACATTTAAACCATATCATTTCCAAGAGAAGTTAATTAATAATTTCCACAATCACAGATTTAATATCTGTAAGATGCCTCGTCAGACAGGTAAGTCTACAACTGTGGTATCCTTTCTACTTCATTATGCAGTATTCAACGATAACGTTAATATTGGTATTCTAGCAAACAAAGCAGCGACTGCTAGAGAACTACTTGATAGGTTACAAACTGCATACGAAAACTTACCAAAGTGGATGCAGCAGGGTATCATTGCTTGGAACAAAGGTTCATTGGAGTTGGAAAATGGCAGTAAGATATTGGCAGCTTCTACATCTGCGAGTGCTGTCCGAGGTATGTCTTTTAATATCCTCTTTCTCGACGAATTCGCTTTCGTTCCAAACCATATTGCAGACTCGTTCTTT